GGGTGGCGGATTTGTGGCATCTTATGCTTCAAAAGAAGAGATGGAAGCGGGATATCAACAGGGAAATGACGTTTCGGTTTCCATTGATTTCTTGCTTCTGTTAATTGACGGAAAAGAAGAAACTGACGAAGCCACCTTAGGAATCATGTCCTTTGATACTCCCACAAAACACGCTGTTCAACGTGTCTGGAAAAAATTGATTGAAGAAAACGAAACTCTTTCCGGAATGATTTATGAAGTCCGAATGAGACCGGCGCGAAATGCAGCCAATCAGCCTTATTTTTCCATGGATGTTGATAACGTCGAATGGGTGCCGAAAACGTTGTACAATTCCGCTCAAATTCTGTGGCAAGAAAAGCAACAATTGTTTTTACCGGCTCCTGAAAATGATAGTGATGTCGATATTTAACAAATTGTAAAGTGAGGTCAAATACTGGCATATGGAAGGGGAAAGGCGACTTTCCCCTTCTGTCTTATTAAACTCATAAGGAGATTGTAATGGACAGTATTTTTGATGAAGGCGTAAATTGTGAGGCTAGAGTAGACAGATGTCAAAGATTGGCCATATTCGGTTCCCCTGGGACAGGAAAAACTAGAGCATTAACCGAATTTATCAAGGCAGAAATGAATAATCCTGCAAATAAAGGGAAACGAGTAGGAGTATTATCCTTCTCTAAAGCGGCTGCTTTAGAAATCATGCATAGAATAATCAATGAAAAAATTTCGTTTGTAGGAACGATCCATTCATTATGCTTTCAATCCATCGGGTTATCGAAAGACCAGGTATTTCAATCTGAATTTTTGCCCGACATCTATCAGGATCCGGAAGAATTATCAAAAGCAATATCAATAAAATCGGTAGCGATGCATCGAAATTGTACAATTTCTGAAATTATTGAACGGCATCGAATCTCTAATTCCAATACCCTTACTGCAAAAAGGGTAGTCGAATTGTGCCATCTTTATGACCAATTCAAAACCGAAAACGCATATTTCGATTTTGATGATATGCTAACTTCGCAGCGTTTGAAAATTGAACCTTTTGACATTTTGTTTGTCGATGAAGCGCAGGATCTCTCTGCAATTCATTGGGATATTATTAATAAAATCACCAAGGGCAATATTTATGTTGCCGGTGACGACGATCAAAGTATTTATGGTTGGAATGGTGCTAGCGTAAAGCATTTTTTGGATTTCGCAGCAGGAAACGATGTTAAAATTTTAAAAGAATCCTATCGCTTGTCGCAAAACATGCTAAAATTTTCGGCCAGGGTAATTAGAAACATTGCTCCAGGGTGTAGAATGGCAAAGGAAGTAAAATCCGCGTCTAAAAGGGAAGGAAATATCATCGCTTTCGGATCTTTCATTTCAGCAATTCAAGAGGCTGTTGAAATAGATGATGATGTGACAGTTCTCTGCAGGACTAAACGGCAGGTTTCTGAAATTCGTAATAGGCTCAAATCCATGGGTATCAAAAGTTACACTTTGGGAACTAGAATGCCCCTCATTGAAAGAATTGCTACCATAATTCTTGCTGTAATCAATGAAGATTTTGATACTGTGAGACGGCACAGAGGTATTTTAAACGAAGAATCCATTGCTTTGGTGGAAAATGGGGAATTTCCTGATTTAGATTTGAATAATCCATTGAAAATATTCGATGTTGTCAAATTTGCACAAAAGGGTATCAATTATGTAACGATTTCCGATTTGAATATTTTGATGTATGAATTACGTATTTCTCTTGTTTCTAAACAAATGACTACTGTGATTCTTTCCACCATTCATCAATTCAAAGGTAGAGAATCATCTACAGTAATACTTTTAGGAGAATGCCCTGACAGATGTTTAAATGCAGCCGGACATCCGGATATGAAAAATGAAGAAATCCGGGTTTGGTACACAGGATTGACAAGAGCCTACAATAATTTATTTATCGTAGGGTATAATCCATATTTAGAGGGAACGATATGATCGATCCAATATCTAACTTGACAAAAATTTCGAATCGGGGTTTAATAGGCAGACCAGAGATAAACGAAAATGTGACAACTTTGGACAATCGACAAGCAAAAATTTGTGTGGCGTTTTATAGAGCATCACAATCTCCTGTAGTTTGGTTTGTTGAAATAAGAATCCTTGAAACAAGTCAAATGTTGGGATGTCACGTTGTAAAAGATGGCGATGAATGGAGAGAAACAGAATGGTAAAAAATCAAAGTAGCAAAAGGCTTTTACCTCTTGCCGGCAAAGGTCCGGTTATTATAGATACAGAGACTACTGGACTTGATAAGATGAAAGACGTTCCTTACATGATAACGTATAAAGTAGGGAACGATATCGAAACCCTCGAATGGGATGCATCAGTAGCGAAATGGCTAGCAGCAGAAGGAAAACAAGCGGATTTGCTTGTTTTCCACAATGCAAAGTTTGATATGCATATGTGTATTAATGGTGGTGTTTCTGCAGCGGCAGTGAGACAGTGGAAAGTATGGTGCACATGGATAGCAGAGGTTTTAATCGATGAGCATTTGAAATCCTACAAATTACGGTCGCTTTCAGAACGCTATTTTGGCAGAGGCAAAGAAGACGAGGAACTGATTGAGTGGATCGTAAACAATGTTCCACAATGTAAAAAAAGGTCAGATGCTGAAGCCTACATGGAACTTGCTCCTCGTTCCCTGGTAGAAAACAGAAATAGACGTGACGTCATCCTTACCGAAATGCTTTATAACCGGCAAGTGAAGGAAGTATTGGATCAAGATCTTATTTCTATCACAGATCTTGAAATGGAAGTAATTCATGCTATTGTAAACATGGAACGAACCGGCTGCCCTGTAAACGCATCGGCAATAGAACGGGCAAGAGAAGAAATTGAGTTTAATCTTTTAAATGTGATGGATCAGATGCAGGGGATAGTCGGTTATACCTTTAATGTCAATTCCCCACTTCAGGTAGGAAAAGCCCTTCGCGAATCGGGGGTTGATGTTATTCTCTCCCAAGCGGGTAATCCAGTCACTAATAAGGAAACATTAAGGGAACTTTCCGGGGATCTTCCGCCATTGATACTCGAAGCGCGACATCTCAGAAAAATGATTGAAAATTTCTTAGATGGGATGCTTTCTTGTGTGTCTCCTGATGGCCGTATTCATTGCGATTTTAATCAAATGAAGAGTGATGACTATGGTACTAAAACAGGTAGACTTTCCGCATCGAACCCAAATATGCAGCAAGTCCCTAAACGTGATGAAAGATCCGCTGAAATTATTCGTTCTTTGTTTGCTCCTAAGGATGATTATGATTGGATCAATTCAGATTGGGAGCAATTTGAATTTCGGATATTTGCCCATTACTGCAACGATCCAAATCTTTTGAAACAGTATAAGGATAATCCGGAAATCGATTTTCATCAAGCGGTGGCGGATTTAACTGGTGTTGCCAGAAATCCTTATGCCAAACAAATCAATTTGGGTCTCGTATTCGGGATGGGCGAAGGGCGACTCGCCCAAGAATTAAAATTGCCGTATAAAGCCGTAAAAAAAGAAGATGGCTCTTCTTATATAGAAGCCGGGTCAGAAGCGAAGGCTTTGTTTAGAACCTATCATAAAAATTTTCCTTTCGCTAAGCGATTTCTTGAAAGAGCCTCTCGTTTGGCCTTTTCAAGGGGCCATGTAAAAACGTTGTTAGGAAGGCGGATCCGTTTTCCTTACGGGCAATCGACACACAAAGCCGGTGGACTCGTATTTCAAGGATCTGCAGCCGATCTTATGAAACGTGCTCTTGTCCAAATTGATAAAATGCTCTACAAAGAGAACTGTGGAGCACAACTTTGTTTAACCATCCATGACGAATTCGACTTGATTTCTCCTCATGACCAGACGAAGAAAATCAAAAAGAAAATTGTCGAAATCATGCAAGATGTCCCAGAGTTACATGTCCCAATCCTTGCGAGTTGTGGCAGCGGTGAAAATTGGTGGTCCGCTATGAAAGGTGAAAAATGACAATTTACAATAATACTAAGTTTAGTGACATCACAGAAACAGACTACCAGTATTTTCGTAAAAGAGTTGCATTATGGCGCGATTATTTCGGTATTTTAAATTTTGTTATCGCCACAGAATTTAAAGATTTAGGAGATAAAAATATTCTCGCGCAATGTAACCCAGATGTAACAGGGCGGATAGCCACCTTAACTCTAAACTCTGTAACTGATTTACCCACAGAGGATAATGACAGAATTCAAAGAATTTGCGCTTGCGCTTTTCACGAAGTTTGGCATATTTTGCTTTCAGAAATCACTTACCCCATCAGGGTACGAATGTCCAGTTCTGAAATGGTGGAATTTCAAAAATTGGAAGAATCCTTGATTCGAATCATGGAAAACACGATTCATCACGACATCATCGAACTTCGAAATTTTAAAAAGGATAAACAATATGAAAAGGATCCAAATATTCCTGAAAAAGTTACTATTGATAGTGGGATTGATGCTAGGCGTGAATGTCCCTATAATGAACCTGCTTCACCTGTCAATAAAAGAGATGCGCAGGAAATTATTGATTTCAATAATGGTGTTCCTTTGGGTAGCGTTAAGCAAGGCAGATCGATTTCTTGACACACTACTTAAAAATTTGAAAAAATTGGAGAAATGCAATGAGCAACAAACAATTGAAGCCATGTCCGTTCTGTGGTGGAAAACTAGAAATTCTCGATAACCGCTATGATCAATCCGTTTGCATCATAACCGTAGGATGTGACAAATGCAGGTGCATGGTTACAATGTTCAATTTAAGCGAAGAAATAACCATGCGAGAGTTGAATAAACGATTTCGGGAGGATAAATTGGTCGATATCATGAAAGAAGTTAAACAATTCATAACAAACGGCATCGATTACTAGGAAAGGTGATGGATACCCTCAAATGAAGGTGGCAAAACAGTGTAGAAAGAAGGTGATCACCGGACGTTTTACAAAGAAATACTTGATTTGTATTCACTATAAAGCCCCTGATTACAAGAAACGGTTTATCAGAGAAGGTGAGCCATGCATGTGCACATTTCACAATAAACCGATTCGTGACATAGAGAAATGCGACAACGTAAAATACTGATAGGAGAATAAATATGATACGAGTCAGATTTAAAGTAGATGAAGAAGATTATAGACCTATAACATGGCCTATAAAACACCCTTATTGGTGTACTGGATATGACGATGATGGGGCTATTTTAGTTGCTTATGCGGATAATGAAGAGGAAATTATGCGTAATTGGCCGGAGGCCACGGATTTAGACTCTAGTGACAGGGATGAGTATGTGTTTACGGATCGGTTTCCAAAGCCTGATTGGTTTGAAGAGGGATCTTGACAACAATTTTTATCTGGTGTTAAATTAAAAGTAGATGATGTACACATACATATTAATAGATCAAGGAGAAATACAAATCAATGAAACAGATGTCAATGGTAATCGATGGTCAGTGGGGTTCCACTGGAAAAGGGCTGTTGGCAGGGTATCTTGCAGCAGTGCAAAATCCGACAGCGGTAGTGTGCAATTTCGGGCCGAATGCAGGACATACAGTAAGATTCAAATGCGGTACAGCGGTAATGACTCAACAATTGCCGACAGGGATCCTGTCTTCCGCTTCTGAAATTTTCATTGGACCGGGTGCTATTATGGATCTTGGTTTGTTGAAAAATGAACTTCTCGCGTTCAATTCGTTCATGTGCAAGAAAACTTTGTATCTTCATGAGCGGATGGCCGTAGTCTCTCCTGTGGACAAGGAAACCGAATGTAAGATGGTGAATTCCATCTCTTCTACCTGCAAGGGAACCGGGGCAGCAGCATGTCGAAAAGTCATGCGTCAACATCTCTCCATAATGCAATATTTCAAAAAAGAAATTCAGAATATTGCACATGAAACGGCTGTCACAATCAAAATTCTCACTAACGAGCAATATTTGGCTGCGCTTTTACAACATGAATCTATTCAAATCGAATCGGCTCAAGGAATTGGCCTTTCTCTGAATGTCGGTACTTCGTTTCCCTATTGCACTTCGCGAGATATCACACCAGGGCAAATTTTGTGTGATTGTGGAATTCCGATTCACGTATTGAAGGGTAATTTCATAAGAATCTATTGCTCCATGCGCACATTCCCGATACGGGTTGGAAACGTCCTGAATAGCCAGGGGGAAATAATAGGGTTTTCAGGACCAGTTTACCCAGATCAGAAGGAAATTTCCTTCGATGATTTGGGTGTCACTCCTGAAAAAACTACGGTAACGCAAAAAATTCGACGAATTTTCACCTTCTCCATGAAACAACTTGAAATAGCGAAATCCATTCTTGGAAGTGTTAACATTTTTATGAATTTCGTTAATTATTTGCCGGATGGTTTCAATGGTGAAGATTTTCGCCATCTCGTAGAAAAAATCGAAAATGTTGGCGCAAAGGTGGTGCTCGCTTCTGATGGGCCATGCATTTCCGATGTTAGGGAACGCGTAAATGATCAAGAAATTCGATTCAAGCGTAATATGCCGATAACAAATTCTTTGAGTTACATTGTTTACATTCAAGAAATGTTGCATTTTATGGGTGCTAAATGGGTACCTTCTGTTGATTTCTTCATGATACAAAATAGTCATTATCTCCTGCAAGCGTTCAATTGCGTCAACTCTCTGAAGGATGAAAAAATACTTTATCAGGACTCCATGTTTAGCCAATACTTCCAAGAAAAAAGGAATTAGAACCAATGGTTAAATTTTTAGAAGGAAAAGTAGAAAATAATGACCGGGTGGTCATTCATATTGCGGTAAATGATTTTTTAGAAATCTTCACTCGCAATTTTGGCAGATTGAAAAATTCAATAAAATCGATAAATCGAATTCACGTTCTCGATTACAAACGTTTGGCCTTCCTTGGAAATCCGATTCCAGGGGAGAAAAAAACCATCAAATTCGTAAACTCAGGAAGTGATGGCACTATCAAAATCGAATGCGGCTCAAATAGGCTTTGGTTTTTTGAAATCACATACGAAGTAATGTGTGACTCTCCCATGTGCGACATCCCAGTAACCATCAGGGATCCTGAAGTTGTGGAATTAACCTCTTCTAATATTCTCACTAATAACCCATTATGCACTTTCACCATGGCCATGATCAATATGGAAGGATTAAGAAACGTTTGGCAAAATCCACATCCTAAAGGGTGGGATGATGATACTTCAAAACAATGGAATTCAGAGGAAGGCGCATTCGAGAGAGAACTCCAATCCGAATTTGCCGGTGAGTTCGGGGCGGAAGAACCTTGTGATATTAAAAAACCTACAATTCTTATGAAACCCATCGTTGGTTATGCGAAAAAGGGTACCCTTCCAACAAAGTCAAGAGAGGGTGACACTGGATACGATTTATACGTTTTATTTGATAGAGCCATTCCACCAGGGAGAACTATTGATATTCCCACAGGATTTGAAGTAAAGATTCCTGATGGTTATTGGGGTTCCATTAAAGCGCGTTCTTCAACCCTTCTACGTCGAGGTCTCATGATTATGGAAGGGGTAATCGATCAAAACTACACCGGTAAACTTTCAGTACTGGTGTACAATCCTGGAAATGCCCCTGTCATAGTGGAGCAGGGGGAACGGTTGGCTCAACTAATCTTGATTCCCATGGTAGACTCTGTTATCATGGAAACAAAAGAAGAATTGCCAAAAACCAACAGAGGAAAGGCCGCTTTCGGCTCTTCCGGTAAATAGGTGTTAACGATGAATTAATTCAAGCCCCTGATGTGCGCAATTGCCATCAGGGGCTAATTTATTGGGAGATATCACACATGAAACTGACAATTTATACACGACGATTCGGAATAGGGCTATACACATCAATGATGTATAGTCCATTCAGATGCAATTCGTTTAAGAAAATAATTACAAGTTTTAGGTGCAGCCATCGAAAAGATGGCAAAGTATTTCGTAGCAATTTTTCTCGAAGTTGTGGTTTTTATCTGATTTATGCTCTTGGATTCAAAATCTATTTCACATACACTACTAAAGGAAATGTAGATACATTATGATGATAGAACTTGAATTAACACGCAATATTCAAATGTTGCTTCACTTGAATCACATTAAACGTTGGGCCATCGTTCCCACAATCAAAGAACAAAGCGTAGCAGAACACTGTTTTAATGTAGCCATACTCTCTTTGGGTTGGCTCGTCAAATGCCCCAAAGCAGGTGGTGTTTTCATGGATCCTGCAAAGAAAGACAAAATTTTGTATTATTGCTTGACTCATGATAAAGGGGAAGCCTTCACAGGAGATATTCCCACACCGGCAAAAGCCGAACAGGATAGGTATTTTTCCCCTGAAGAAAAATACATGAGTGTGTTCGATGCTTTGGAAGCGGCTAGATACATTCAACTTTATCCATTACTTCCAAATGTTAAAGTGCCTTCCATAGGGATGACTCCTTTGGATGTGTCAAAAGAATTATACCTAAAGGCTTTGAAACGTCTCAAATCTCTTTATAGGGAAATGAAACTTATCTATGGAGAGATAGAGGCAAGGGAATTGGAAGAAATTTTTGAAGACTATTATGACGAGGTCTGCAATGTTTGATACCAAAAAATTTTCATCAATTTTCAAAGGGCTGACAGAAGCGCATGGGATATGGCATACAGATCCATTAAAGAGAAAAACTGTTAGAAAACCGGCAACGGACCAAATGTTTGAAGACCATTTAGCGGGAAAGATCCATCTAGGGATTTGTCCTATATCTTCTGAAAATACTTGTGTATTTGGGGCGATTGATATCGACATTGAAATCGATACAGAAAAGATAGCCAGAGAAATATCGGCATACGACTTGCCCCTGATAGCATGTAGAAGCAAATCGGGTGGCGCACATTTGTACACATTCAGAGAAAAACCCATATCGGCAAAAGTCATGAGGGCAAATTTAAAACATTATGCCGAAATTCTTGGATGTTCCAAATCAGAAATTTTCCCTAAACAGGACGTTTTAGTAGAGGGATCCTTAGGGAACTGGATAAATCTTCCTTATCAGAATGCGGCAAAAACCAATCGATATGCATACTTTAATGGAAGTATGCAGGATCTCGAAGGGTTTATGGACGCCGTAGAAACTATTAAGAAGCATCGTCAGAAAGACAAAACCGTTCTCCATAGACTCCCGCCATGTTTGGCGCATTTGCTAATTGATGGATGCCCATCAGGGGGGAGAAATCAAAGCCTTTATCAATTTGGAGTTTTCTACAAGAAAAGTCAACCCGATGCGTGGGAAGACCGAATCCAAGAGATAAATTTTAGAGTGATGAATCCGCCATTACCTCAAATAGAGGTGAAAAATATCATATCATCTCTAGGTAAAAAGGATTACGGCTATAAATGTGAAGAGATACCGATGTGCGACATCTGTCAAAAAGATATTTGCGCATCGGTTCCTTTTGGGGTAGCGGGTGTCTCTTCCGAAGATATAAAATTTGGTGACATCAAAAGGATTATGGGGGATAAGGTCCGTTGGGAATGGAAAATTAATGGGCAAATGATCGAATTGACGACATGGGAATTGATAGATTTCAGATGCTGCAGAATAAAAATCATGGAAAGTACTGGTTGCTTACTTTCCGTGATGAAACAGGATCTTTGGGAAGAATTCGTAAAAGAAAAAACGAAGGAATGTATGATAGAAGAAATTCCCCAATCGGCCAGAGGAAGTGGTGGTGTTTATGGCGAAATTTGTCATTGGGCATGCCATTCCGCTAATAGTGAAAATTCAATAGATCTGATGCGTGATGTGCCAATTGTTGGAATTGTGGAAAATGTGAAATCTCTGATATTCAAACCTAGAGACATGATTAGGCATTTCAAACAAATGAAGTACAATATGGATGAAGAAACGGCTTGGGATGCATTATCTAAATATAAAGTCAAATGTAGCACAATTGTCATAAAGACAAGAAAAGTAACCGTTTGGTCTCTTCCTTGGGATGGGAATAGTATGGGAGTAGTGGAAATGCCTTCATTCACAGAAACAAACGACGATCATATTAAACTGTAAATAGTAGTATTGACGTAAATCTTACGTTGTGTTTTAATAAAAACAAGGAGAATAAGGCGATGATCATAGGCGGATGTCAAATTACGGTTTGTCGAAAATGTAAAAAAGATCCTGAATACATAATGAGGAGATGTCCAGGATATTATGAAGTAATTTTGAAATGTTGTAATCATCGTTTAGTTAGTCAAAACTTGCATTTGCAGGACGCAATAAAAACTTTAGCAGAGGCTTGGAATAGGCAAAATTCATGATTAGGATTTGTGGATCGAAAATTATAATTCCGGTTAAGGAATGGAAGAAGACGTCAACCCCTGCTCCTGTAAAAGTACAATACGACAGGGAATTGCAAGAATTCTGGTTGTATGCGACAGAAAAAGCCATCGAATATGTGAATACGAATTATTCGTTGAATTTGGCTGATGATTGTTTGGTACTGTGGAATAGAAAGGTAGCGATGGCGAAGGAATTGTACGGTTTTCAAGAATCTGCCATTCGAAGATCCTCTATTTCAACCGGGTATGGTTATATTTTTCGTCCAGGGTTGGGAAAAACTATCACTGCGATAGCCGACGTAATCACTTTGGAGAATGAAAAGGAACTTAAAGACGGTAGAATATTGGTATTGTGCCCCTTGAGTGTAAAGGTCACTTGGGAAAAGCATTTAAAAGAGTATGGCAAAAAATCGTGGTCATGGTCTGTAATAACGATTCAGGAGCGCAAAAATTCAAGTCTTCGATGGATAGTTTGCACTTATGAACATATGGTGTCGCATCGGGACGAATTATGGGAATTTTTGCAAGGTGGACCATCCATGATGATCTGTGATGAGTCAACTCATATAAAGAATCAAAAGGCGATTCGAACCCAGACAGCCTTACAACTTTCTACAGCAGCCAACTTTCGACGCATTCTCACCGGCACATTTTATGCTAATGATTATCGAGATGCCTGGAGCCAACTTTATTTTTTAGATCCTGAAATTGTCTATGGCTACAATTTCTCACAATTCAAAAATTATTTCGGGATTTGGACCGGGTACAAAAATTCTGAACTTATAGGGATTAAACATAAAGACGAACTTCGAATGATGGTCGAATCGGTATGCAGTATTGTAAAAGAAGCGGAAGGGCTGCCACCAAGAATTTATGAAGTAATAAGGTTTCCTCTATCAGAAGAAACTCGCGAAGTGTATAACAAAGCGAAAA